CCAATGCTCCACGTATGTAATGTTCCTTTGTGATGTTTTTTTACCAAGGCGCAAATAATACTACTATCTAATCCGCCTGATAAAAGACAAGCTATATCTCTTTCTGTATTGTCTACACGTTTAATAACTGCCTGTTCAAGGTGTGAAAATACGTTTTCTAAAACTTTTTCATACGGTGTATCATCTGTTAAATTGCTGAATCCATCTGGTCTAGCAAAAACAAAAGTTTTAATATATTTTATTTTTTGACTATTTTCTGTCGGATTCATTGTAAATACTGAACAACAACCAGGTTCAAATTGTTTAATTTCACATGTATCTCCGTCAAAAACATCAATGCTTTTTAATTCAGATGCCAAAGCATAAGTAGTAAGAGTTTCATGTTCATTGGAATAATATTCAGAAACATTAAAAAACAAAGGACGAATTCCATATGTATCTCTAGCTATAAATATCTGATCTGTATTAAAATCCAAAAGAATAAAAGCAAAAACTCCATCTAACATTTGTAATGTTTGTTCAATGCCATATTTTTTATACATGTGAATAATTACTTCACAATCAGATGAACTGTTAGGCTCTACATCTAATACCTTATATAATTGTTTGAAATTATATATTTCACCATTACATATTAATTGAATATTGTCAATATTAAACGGTTGTTCCGATTTGGGGTCATTAAATCCATTAATAGGCAATCTATGAAACCCTATATAACTATTAATATTTTTTAAATGTTTTAACGTATGACTATCAGGTCCTCGAGATTGTCCCATCATGAACTGTTTAGTAATATCGATACTTTTTTCAGATTGTATCATGTTTAGAACGGCGAAGATTCCACACATATACTTATATTTTAGTCGTTCTTTTTAGGTGTTTTAAATAAAATAATAATAGTATATATCATATGGGCACTAATCTTAAAGATGTTTATTACTGTCAAATGAATAGAAATACAGAATTAAGCAATAGAATGTCGAATAGAAATATACCTAGTCATCAAATAGGTTCTGCTTATTTTGCTAGGCCTGTAGATACTTATGCTACAGTTTTTCCCATGTTAGATTGTCATAAACCTGCTACTGTTACAAAAGCTGCTTTTCCTATTTACAATCAGGAGCGTATATTTAATCCTGGACAATCAGCACCTTATAATGGTTTCGCATCTAATGTTGATGTTGAATCTAGATTACACAACTCTTTTGCTCCTTTACAAAAATGCGCACAGGGTAAATATATACCCAGTTCCAATAGCGATATGTTTAATTCAAACTATTTGGTGAAAGGTCGTAATGAGGTTATGTCACATAATCTTTTATTCAGAGAACAAAGTTTCAATCCATTTAATCCTAACAATTGTAATTTAGGACATAAGCTTTTTAATAATCATATAAGACAACAAATTAAAAATGTAGAATTAACAGATGGGTCTGTTAATGCGAAAAAACAATCCAAGTAATAATTATATGGATATATCACAAAACACACATGTTGATTTATTATATTTGACCAATCCACAATTTATAGACAAATATAATAAAACGAATCCTGAAAAATCAGGAATATCTCAAGAAGACGTTAAATTTTATAGAAAGCGCATTTTAGAAACAACGAAAAGTTATTTACGCGGGAAAAAATTAGACGATAGGATAAGTGCATCTTTTGAAAATTACGCCCAGCATTTAATAGATCATTATAAATTTATAGATAAAAAAGATTTAGTCCAAAAAGAGTATGATGATATTAAAAAGAAAAAAAAGAGACCGTCTAAGAATTTTAAACTAATGGACAACAACGCATTAATTATGAAAACAAAAGAAAATACTGTTAAAACAATAAAAGACTATTTGCCTATTGTTGTTAAAGAAAAAAAAAAGAAAAAGATGGTAATACCTAAGCAAAAAAAATATGATATTAAAAATCCCGATTTAAGAGTAAAAGGAGTAAAACAAAAGAAAAAGAAAAATATTAAGCCGATAAAAAAAGATAATTAGTATTTTTAAAAATATAGCATAATATATATAAATGACAGAGAATGTAGATTGTAATGATATTCTTTTATCAAAAATAAATGAGCGTCAAGAACCTGTAGGTAATGCACCGACAGATGGAAAAGCTTTCATCGCACAATACAACGGAAACACAGATTTTAAGAATTTTATTGATGACCGATGGGGTCAACATGCCTTTGCGCCCTCTACCAATATGGTAATATTAGCGGGAAAAATGCGGGACGGGTTAAAAAGTAGTGCTTGGGGCAAAATATGCACTGGGAATAGACTCAACCAGTGGAACAGCCGACACAACGCGAAGAACAAAGGTGCGAATTGTTGTTCAAAATTTCAAAATGGACAAATAGCAGACAAAGTGAACAACCCGAATGCGCCCGACCCAAACGGTGAAGATTGTGGATACGGATGGTCTGGAAAGCCTCAAAATTGGAATGAAGACCTGCAGATGCAAAGGACGGTTCCTCCTCCTGCTTGGATGGATGACATTCTTATCATGGAGGAACATGATCTGCCCGGATGTAATATTAAATTAAAATCAGGTGTTAATTTCGTTCATGATGGAATCTATGATGCGTTGAAACATTTAAATGACATATACCAATGCATTTGTAAATCTAATAATGTATTACAAAAAAATTTATTTGGATCAGGATCTCCCTCCGCTAAATGTTCTAATTGTGAAAATAAAATAAGCGCATTCTATCAAAACCTCGACCACATCAAGCTTTGTGAAAATACGATAATACGTATTATAACTATGTTTCAAAACCTTCACAATATAGCTCGTAAAAATGTTACTAAGAGTTCAAAAAAAGCTCTGAGTTCTTTTGGAAAACAATTTGTAAAATTATGTAATAAGTTACCTGGAGCTGGAGAGGTTAAAGAAGGTGGTGGTAAATATAAAAAACGTCGAACGAGACGAAGAAAAAGACGGACGCGAAAAAGAAGGAGGAAACGAAAAACTCGAAAGAAAAAAACTAAGAGGCGTAGATAATACTTTTTACACAAAAAATATTAATTTAGAAGACAATTAATATTTTCTTATTTTATGTGTTTTCTCGATTTGCGTCTGCGTCTTTTTAGCGTTCGTCTTTTTCGAGTCCGTCTTCGTCTTTTTCTACCTCCCTGTTTTGTTTTAGAAGATGATCCTGATGATCCAGAGCCGTATGATCCCGATGAACCAGACGATTCCCTATGTTGTTCAGGAATCATTGTGCCTTTTTGAATTAAATCTACAATTCTTATAATTTCATTTATTTTATCTAAACATTTATCATTTCCATGAATATCACTATATAATCTAGCAGTATTAATAATGTCTCTTAATGATGTATCTAAAGCTGTGTTTCTTACTCTTGTCCCTGAAACAGCGTGTTCGTTTCTAGGTAATTCTACCATTTCTATATCTGCTATATATGATAATCTAGCAGTCATTGATCTATAACCGTTTATTCTATCGGAACCAGCAAAAAAATATATTTTTGTAAATCCCTGTGAAATCAGCCAATTTATAGCATCATATGGACTAGAAATATTTTTTTTTTCTACATCTACTATTATTACCTCTTTATGTCCATGCATATCACGTAAAAGACTTAATTTATCAGTTATTCCAATAGGGTTTTCTGAAAGTGCTTTTTTCTTTTTTGTTCCGGAACGCGTTTTCATATACGTTGTTAATTTAGAAGGGTCATTAAAATCATTGCTTTTTTTAGAAGTAAAAACAAAAGGAGTGCCGCCGACCCTATTTGCTTTTTCTATGACGAGATCTATTAATTGTCCATGTGATTTATGAGGAGGCTGAAACCTTCCAAATATCATTGTAGCTATTAATGAATTATCTTCTAATTTAGTGACAAAAGAAGCCATTATTAATATATAGCTAGAAATAAAATAATCTAAATAATTTATATCTATGCCTAGAAATAGTAGAACGCGAAAAAATAAGAGAAAAAAAAAGAATAGAAAAGGGTTAAAAAGATCTAGAAAAACACGCAGACAGAGAGCTAAGAAAAATAAGGGAAGGCATACTAGAAAATTAAAATGGTCACAAGATAAATGCTCGCCTAAAAATAAAGTCGAAACTTTAGATTTTTCATGTTATACAGCGAAAGGCCTACACAGACTCAAAAAGATTTGGAATACCAAACATATAGACCGTAAAATTACCTCTAATGAGCCGCGTAAAATTTGGGAAGCATTAAGATATTTAATGTCAAATACATGTAATAAAGAATCGTGTTGGTTAAAACATCAATGTTTAAAAGAAAGTGTTCCTTTAGAAGTAAAGGAATATACGTTTGCTCCGAAACAACCTGACGAATGGAAAAAAAATCCAACTGAATGGCTTACAAGTGTCGATATTTTAGAAGTAATGAAACAATACGAAAAAACATATCAATGCTTTGATTTTATAGGACCATCTCCTATTGATTATGATACTCATCAGGCATACGGCGAATGTGTATGGGAAGAGTTATGTAAATTTAGTTTAGCAGAAAATCTTAAAAAAGGAAAAACTAAAATTGGCATCATTTTTAATTTGGACAGACACGATAAAGAGGGTTCGCATTGGATTGCTCTATTTATTCATACTAAAAAAAGAGAAATATATTATTTAGATAGTTATGGTGAAAAAATGCCTAGACAAGTATCTAAATTTGTAAATAAAGTTAAAAAACAAGCAAATTCAATAGGTAAGGGTCCATATAAATTAATTGAAAATAAACGCCGTCATCAATTTAGTGAAAGTGAGTGCGGCATGTATTGTTTGTATTTTATTATAGAAATGTTGAAAGGTAAATCATTTAATAAATTTTTAAACCATAGAATAAAAGATGATCGTGTCATTAGATTACGAAAAACCTATTTTAATAGATAAAAATCATATAACAAATAAAATCAATTAAACAGAGATTGATTGATTTTATTATAATGTCAGTTGTTTCAAGAGAAAATATGTCAATGATTCATGAACTTATGAAAACTATTATAAACGACAATAATTTAAAACCGGTAAATGAATTGCCTAATTTTATAGAAAGCAAATGTGCTTACTTTCACACCAATCGATTTGAATTTGGATCAATAAATGAAATAAACAAAAAAATAGTGGAAATGAGTTATAATTTTATTATGAGCAGTCAGCCTAGAAATAAACCGCGACAGACAGTCCAACAACAAACTATAGATAAGAAACAACAATTTGAAACGAGTTTAGAAGCTCAAAAACAAAGTTTCGATAAAATGATAAATCCCAAAAAACCAAAAAAGATAGATTTTTCAGATGGTAGTGATGATTTTCCTATTGAAAATTTAGATAAAATTATGAATCAAACATTGGCAGATCGTCAAAAAGAATTAGAAAAAATTACGCAACAATATTCACAAGACGACCGTGAAAAAGCAAAAACATGGTTAAATACAAAAGAATCGGAAGAAAGCACTCCAAAAATAAGAATTGACAACAATAGTTCAGTAAGATTAAATAATACAATAGATGTTTCTAGAGAAAAAAGAGTAAGATTTACAATCAATGAACAACAGGAAGAATCGAGAAATACTGTTATATCTAATAGTGACCAAACTATTGATAGTAGTGATAGTGATGATAAATCTACTTTAATGAGTCTTTTTTCAAAATTAAAAACAAAACAAAATACACAAACACCAAAAACAAATGAACAAACTATAACCACTAACCCATCAATACAAACGACTAATATTAAGATAGAAAATATTGAATCAAAATTAGATACAATATTATCGCAACAAAATAAAATATTAACGAAACAACAAGAAATTTTTAAATACATTGAATTGTTACAACAAACGAAACAATCTGTTGAAAAAGATGAATCTAAAACACCAGAACTAGTTGAATTAGATGCTATTTAACGTTCGTCAACAGAAACAAATTGAACCTTTCCTTTTTTCTTAGGATTAAATTGGGTACGTCCAACTAATATTGGATTTGAACCATGTTTTAAAGCTTGCTTGTAGCTATCTAAATCATAGATATCTCCAATCATTTTTTCTTCTTTTGTTTGAGGTTTTTCTATAGTTCTTCTTACGGCATATTTAGTGCCCTGAATAGTAATAGGGTATGCTTTCCATGTTATTTTTCGTTTATTAAGTGTTGATACTGTATCTTTTTCTTCATTTGTGTAATCGGGTTTATAAGAAAAAGTATTTACGGAAGGAGATCCAAACGAATAGCACACGAGGCCTTCTTTACTGTTTGAATTTGAATGAATAGAACAATCAATAGATGATTCTTTGATAGACCTCAAAATACCGCGTGTAATATTTTTCTTTATACGCTGAATTTCAAAAAGGGCCTCATCACTAGTTAAAGGTGTTTTTTTATCGATTTTACTAACATCTTTTAATTTAAGCTCAATAGAAACAACTGGTTCTTTTTCATGTTTCGTTTTTCCTTCAGGATTACCGTAAAGTTGCTCATCTGTAAATGTCATAAGGTAAAGAAATACTTCAACAGTTCTTAATTCTTCTTCCAAAGCCTGGTGACTACAAATACGTCTAGCACGACCAATAACCTGTTCTGTTCTTACAGGATGCCAATAAGGTTCAATAATATGAACATAACGGGTATTTCTAAGAGTAATACCTTCCGAACCACTACTTGTAAGCATAAGAACTTTAACTATTTCTCCTAAGTTATTGTTTGGTGCTATTTTTCTTAAAGATTCTGCTAATGTACTAGGAAGCGAATCCCATGTTCCGTTAAAAATATTTCTAACAATTTCTTTTTCTTCCGCTGTTTCTGTTCCTGTATAAAGCGCAAATGTAGGTTTACCTATATCTTCTTCTGGAATGGCTATTTCCCAAACACTAGAGCTATTTTTTGTTATTTGAAATCTGACAAAACCATTATGTTTTAAAACAAGAGATAAAAGACCAATACCTTCCAATGTTCTGAATTGTGAATAAATTAGATGCAAACCTAAATGGTCTGCGCTTGTTAGGTTCTGTAAGACCTTTAAAAACTTAGGACTGTATTCTGCCAATCCAGCAGGTGTAAAATATTTATCTGCGTTTTTAACTAAAAGATCTACTGCTCTTTTAATTCTAGCAGGATATGAATTATCAACATTCTCCTCTTGTTGCTTTTCCAATTCAACCTGATCATCGGCATCATATCTCCCGTCAATATTATCTAATCGTTCGTCTATGTCTCCGCCGTCTAACATATCTTCATCGATTGCTGTTTTCTTATCCGATCCTCTTTTACTTGTTTCAATAGCAGTAGATAAATTATCATTGTCTTTAGGCATTGGACGTTCAATCATTATATTTGTTTCCTCGTCTACCTGATTAGGAAATACAAAATTACAGAAGGCGCGTGAGAAAATTCTGTAAGTGGATGTCGTATTTTCATAAATCCCTCCATTTTGTTGTTTCTTTTTTTTTTTGGCATTTCTA